TATCCACGTTCATATCAGAACTGCAGATGGAAAAGCAAAATTTGATATTTGCCCGGAAATAATATTAGTAAAAAATAACGGAGTAAAGCCAAAAGACTTGAAACACGCTGAAGCAATTATCGAAGAGAATAGAGAGTTTTTTGTTAAAAAATGGGAAGAAATATTTGGAGAGGAATAATCTCCAAATATTTTTGAATATATAAGAAAAGATATATGGAAATCAAAAAATTATGGTTTGCTGATGATAAGATTTTCATCACTACCAATACAGGGAAAGAATTGTGGCAATCGTTATTATGGTACCCTCGCTTGCGCCAAGCATCCGATGAACAACGGAGCCGCTATGAAATTGATGATGAAGGGATACGTTGGGATGAGTTGGACGAAGATGTGTCGCTGGAAAGTTTTTTGTATGATAATCCTGAACCAACCGGAATTGCGATGATATTTCGGAAATTTCCCGAGTTGAATGCAGCAGCTATTTCAAGGCGTATAGGAATGAAGCAAAGTTTATTAGCTGCTTATATCAGTGGGAGAAAAAAGCCTTCTGACACACAGGAAGCGCGTATTAAAAATGAAATATCCACTTTTGCCAAAGAATTGAGTATGGCACAATTCTAACAAACAGCTTCACCCTGTAATTGTTGGATGTGCCAAGGTGAAAGATATAGCAGTAAAATCAAACATAGAAAAACGTTTGAGTAAAAAACTTCAAATCCCGCACTGAGCCGTGCGGGCTTTTTTTCGCCCAAAATTTTGCCATTCCAAAAACAATCCATATATTTGCATCGCTAAATATATTATACCCGTGACCGAAAGGTCGCCCATTTTTAAGGGCTTTTTTTTGCCCTACAACATACGGCTGTTTTTTCCTTTTATTTTTGCGGTCACGCGGGATATGTTTAGCGACGGGAATTGACAGCCGTTTTTCTGTCTAAATGCTAAACATATCAAATATGAGAACAAAACAAGAATCCAAAGCGGAACGGATTTTTCTCCGCAGCTTTTATGTATTTTTCGTGGTGAGCGTCCTTTACTTCATGGCTCACTTAGTGTTATCAATTATTCAGGAAGGAGGAGGGCTATGAAAGTCAATCTAATTGCAACCGCAATAGAAGCAATCAATGAACTTCAAAACTCGCCCTTATGCGTTCCAATGATTGAAGATGCCGAAAATTTTATTATCGAAAATTTTGATAATGAAGATTTGTCAAAAGAAGCTCTGGGATGTATCAGAGGATTAAGAATTATTCGCAGACTATTGGAAAAAATTTGTGTAGAAATTGAATAATTTTTGTCCTTTCAAACTTATTTTTTCAGAAATATTTTTGCGGAGTTATTTGGATGCCGACAAATATCACTATATTTGCAAAAAGAAATCATGAGCAACAGGAGTAGGCGCGGCATCGCTGAAACTGCTGCTCAATTTATTTTAAAATCATATTATGGATACAAAAACATTAGCAAGAGTGAACAACGTCAGCATCGTGCTGACAAGTGATGAAAACAATCGGAAACTGATTCCGATTAAGCCAATTTGTGAAGCTTTGGGAATTGACATCGACAGTCAAAGACAAAAGTTAAATGAGGATGATTTTCTAAGTTCAGTTACGGTGCTAAGCACCGCAACTGGAGCCGACGGAAAGCAGTATGAAATGGTATGTTTGCCTTACGAATTTATATTCGGTTGGCTTTTTACGATTAATCCGAAAAACGTAAAGGAGGAAGCGCGCGAAGCTGTCGCAAAGTACTGGATTGAGTGTTACAAAGCGCTGTTTTATTATTTTTCGTCTCAATCTGAATTTTTGGAAGAAAAACAGAAATTAATTGATGAAAAGATTATTGCCTACGACAAAGTTAGCGAAGATTTCAAACAGGCAGAGAAGAATCTGAAACAAGCCAAAATTGACTTGTACAAGGCAAAGGATTTCACTTATGAAGAATGGAAGGAAGCCAAGCGACAAAAAGAGATACCTTTTCCTGAAGAATGAAATTTTGTCCTTTCATAGCCATTATATTATATCGTTTTTTGTATTTACTAAAATAAAAAAATTGCGGTAAATGGCTAAAACAAGCGGAGGAATCAGATCAAAGGCAGGAGTAAAAATAACAGGCGGATTTGTAGGCGGAGATTCAAGCTATAAAGGTAAAATATCTAATCTATCAGGATTAAATACAATAAAACATGCTGATGTATACGGCGAAATAAAACAGGGAATTTCCCGCTATCATTCCGTAATGGGAGTCATGCAAAGAGATATAAAACTCGGAGATATGGCATCTCATGTTAATGGAGCGCATATTACTGTTGGCGGAAAAAGCAGCCAAATAGTATTGAATAGAAAAGTATTCAATTTGTCTAAAAAGGAAATTATTGCTCGCGTAAGTAATTCCTATAAAAGCGGATGGAGTACGGTTACAAAAAAATATGTGCAACATACAATTACCCATGAATTGGCTCATGCTACTTGGAATAGCTCTTTATCCGGATCAAATCATAAAGCAGCCGGAAAAGAAATAAAAGCTCTATTTAATAAATGGAATAATGACACAAGAAAAAAAGGATACGGAAAATATGCAAAAAGTAATCCAAACGAATTTTGGGCAGAGACAGTAACGAAGGCTATTCATGGGAATTCGGATAAATATACAAGAAAAGTCAAGTATATTGCTAAAAAATACAAATTATAGAGTATATTTGTAGTGAAAATTTAAAATATTATGGAACGAATAGTATTGAATGATAGACATAAAGATTTATTAAAAATTTTTCTTATCGAATCAAAAGATATATTTGATTATGAAGAGGAAGAAATGAATGTGGGTAATGAAGTTTTTGACATGGTTGAAAAACTGAAGAGGGAATTAAATGCATTTAATGAAAGTGGTACTTACCCAATGGCTTGGTTTTGGGGAAAATATCTCAAACAGGAAGGGTTATATAAGTTGGATGATATTTCAAAAGTAATATTAAATAAAAAGGAATTATCTATGCTTAAAGCTGCCGCAAAAGGAGAATATATGGCAGCGCTATTAGACGATAAGACAAACGATGAATACTTCGAAGTACTATGTAAGATTTGTTCATTTATCGCTGAAACTAATGCATATAAAGAAATAAACGATTCTGATCTTGATTATCATAGATGGTTTTTGGATAAGTACATCAAATATCACGAGAAAAAGTAAACAATATCAGGATATTCTTTTTTGTCCTTTCATAGCCGGAGAAATCCGGCTTTTTTTGTACTATGGAAAATCAAAAAACGATATCCGGCAACGAAGCGCTCAGCAAGGCACGCAATCTCAAGTACCTTTCCGGCATCGGATTCACTCTAATCCATTTGACCTGCAATCTGAAAACGAAAAAATGCGGCGATGTATCGAAAACCGAACGGGCGCGGGTTCGTCCGGCGCTCAAAGAAGATACCTTTCAGTTGGACGGCGAACTGTATTTCACCTACGAGGACATGGATACCGGCGAACCGAAGATGTGTTTCCGTAAACTGATGCGTTATATTGGCTTTCCACCCGATTACGAATTGTTAAAAATAGACTGGTTCAATGACTGAATTTGAAATAAAAGACGGACGCGGATTCGCTGCCACTCAGAATGGCGAATTAATCACTTTCGAGATACAGGGATTCGAGGAACGGGAAGAATTGCGCTTAAAGCAGTTCCAAACCCTGTACGCAAAATACATTACCGACCAGATGACCATGCGGCTCGACGACTTTGTTGTTCCTGTCTGGGGCGAAGGACACAACCTCTATCCGCAGGAAATTTTCTCCACAACATCCGAAAATAAGCTGCTGCCAGAAGTCATTAGAAAACAAGTCAAGTTTTTGTTCGGAAAGGGACCAAGGTTGTATCAGGAAGTCATACAGGGAGAAGGCGAAAAGCAACGCCGGGTACGGATACCGGTCGAAGTTCCGCAGATTCAGGACTGGTTAGATTCGTGGGAAGATAACGGATTTGACTCCTGTTGGGATTACCTCATAAACCTGATTACCGACTATTATTACGTGAATACATGTGTAAGTCGCTTTAATTTCTCAAAAACGCGCCGGTTGGTTGGGCAAATGAATTTGAGTAAAGCGCTGCCGATTATATCATTAAGTTACATAGGTTCAGACACAGCGCGGTTGGCAACCAAATTAGATCCGATAACTAACAGAATTACAAATAAAGATTGCAATTTTGTTATCGTCGGCGACTGGATGAACCCCAACCGCTTCGGATATGAAGTTTACAACCGGTTCAATCCGGCGGAACCGTTCCGCTACCCGACTGCCGTTGCTTTCAACTCCGAAAAGACTTTTACAAAAAACGTTTATGCGCTGAATAACTGGTTCAAAGGATTGTATGAATGGATAAAAGCATCAAACCTTTCCCCGCAGTATTTGAACAGTTATCTACGCAATGCCCTCAATGCCCACGTTCATGTGATTATTCCCGGAAGCTGGTACAACAAGCAAAAGGAAATACTGCAAACGATTTGCATTGAAAACTTATCCGGAGATGTAGCCGTTCAAACCGAATACAAAGGCATTAAACTGATTGGCGACAATGGAAAACCTATCCAGTTTTACGAAACTATGGTCGACCAGCTTATCGCCAACGAACTGCGGACAATCGGCAATATGATGACCGGCGAAGGCAAAAATCAGGGAAAAATGTGGGCATCAACACGCTGGGGACAGGAAGACGGATGGGAATTTAAGGAATTTCCAAGCAAATTCAAAGAGTACTTCGATTCCGTTCTCAGCTTAGACAAACGAGCTGATCAGGTAATTCTCGCCGGCAAAGGCATCAATTCATCTATTACGAATGTCGAAAACGACGGCGTCATCAGCAAGTCAGGTAGCGAAGTGTATTACAACTATCTGATTTACGTTGCATCGCTCACGCTTGATGAATACTTTGTACTCAAGGAAATCAACCGCGCAATGTATCTCAATTTCCCGGAAGCGAAAAAACAGGGCATTAAACTCGGTTTCTGGATTGATATTCCGGCAAAGCTTCAGGATACAACTCCTGCCGATCGCCCGGCGCAAACGGCTACTGCGGACACTAAGTCTAATCTTCAAAAAACTCAGGAACAGCAATAAATACTGCTTCCAAAGTGTTAAATCTTTCATTTTTTATAAAAATAATTCTCTTAAAATTTGGATACTATAAAAATTTATAGTATCTTTGTAGAGTAATTAATTATATAAGATATGGAAAAGAAAAATTTAACAGAAAAAGAATGGGAACTGATAGAAGCCATTCGGAATTTCAAAAAACTCAAAAGTAATTATTCATTTCAGTTTGAATTGTATCTGCGAGAATTATTTGAAAACATTTTAAGAGAAAATTAATTAATCAAAGTCCCGCCACAAGCGGGCGGGACTTTAAAAATTTTATAATATGGAAACAGTAGCAGAAAAACAAACAACAATGATGATGCAACTTAGGGATATTGCTTTAGACGTTACATGGTCGAAATTTGCAATGCGATATTTTCCCGAGAAGTCTGTGCCTTGGTTTTATAACAAAATAAACGGAAGAGATGGAAACGGCGGCGAAGGTGAATTTAACTATGCCGAAAGAGTACAACTCCGAAATGCGCTTTTCGACTTTGCAGAAAGAATCCGCAATGAAGCTCAGTCGATTGAAATATAGGCTCCAATCTTATGTATTAATTACACCTAAAACCTCGCATTGAGCCGTGCGGGGTTTTTTTTCACCCAAAATTTTGCAATTCCAAAAACAATCCATATCTTTGCACTACCAATAGTTTTTAAGATGAATTCAAATCAATTAAAATTAACAAATTTATTAACGAGGCAGGCACACCGGTGTAAGTCCGGAGGCTTTTCTAATATCTTAGAAACTGTTGGTAGTGACCTGCCTTTTTTAATTCATTATAATTATGTTACCAACAGTAAGCCAATCGAACGCTACGGGCGTTCAGGCACAGGAAATGTGCGAACAATTCATCGATTTTATTAGCGAGCGTTATCCGAAACTCCGTTTCAAGTGTAAAATCAACTCCAAAGGAACTTATTTTGCGTTCCGAACGCAGTACAAGCAAAGGCGCGTCCACGCCGACGGTTTCAACTTGGAAAAGACGATGAACACTTTTTTCTACTATCTCGTCCGCAAAATGACACTCGAAAAGTATTATCCCACTATTCAGGAATCAAAGGAACTTCGACCATTGGAGCCGTTCTTTATCAAATTAGACTGCAATATCTTCAGCAATATTGTCAATTGATTTTGTCCTTTCACAGCCGGAGAAATCCGGCTTTTTTTGTATCATAATTTTTTCGACAATGATACGAATCCCCTTTAAACGAGACGGCTTTGCTACCGAAATGAAACCCAAGATTTCGGGCAACAATCTTTCCCTCGAATACGACAATATCGAATCGAGCCTGATGAAAGTCGGCGCCGACATTGCCCGGACGCTCCCGCAAAAACTCATTGACCGGCTCGTAGATAATTATTTGGCAGGAAACGCTCCCGAACCGGATGCAACGGCGCTCGATTACCTTCAGCGGGCAATGCTGCATTTTTCCGTTTATGAACATCTTATTTTTCTAATTACCCGTGTAAGCAACGACGGCGTAACGGTAAAGAAAAACGATGACGAAACTACCGCCTATAAGTACCAGACCGATGAACTTAAAAACAAACTGATTACAACCGCCTGGTTTTGGATGAATCTTCTCATACAGTTCCTGAACGAACACTTGGATGATTTCCCCGAATGGGCGGAAAGTGATCAGAGAAAAGCATTTTTCGAACTACCCATCGACTTGAACGATTTCAACCGATGGGTAGGGGTAGCTCTCGCCGGTGGCGAATATTTTATGATGTGTGCAGGTTGGATCATCCGGGAAGTGTGGATCGACTGTGTCCGGTCCCGCTTTCCGGAGCCGACTAAAACCGATGCCATCGCTCGCGCCGTCTGCTACGAAGTGATGGGACGCGCAACCCTTCGGCTCGCTTATTCGGCTCTGCCCGAACCAATCCGCATCGACATCGACAACGAAATGGGCAAAAACCATCGGGCGCAAGCCGATCAGTTTATCAAAGAAAAAGTTTCCGGCATATTTCTCAGTAAAGCTGAAACGTACTGGAATGCGCTTGACTTGGAAATCAAGAAAAAGGAAATGGATGAAGACCGGAAAAATGCCGGAGATCGTCCGCTCCTTGGCGAACGGAATTTTACAGAAAGCGATAAATTTTTCTACACATGAAAACTATCCAATTGAATAAACAAGGGGATTCATCCCCTTGTCAAATAGAATTGCCCAACTGCTGGGAAGATTTATCCTACAAGGAAAAAATCTTCACCTTCGGCATCCTGGCGGAACTTTTCGCCGGCAATCTCACGCCCGAAATCGCCCGCCTGAAAATGCTCGTCGAATATACCGGTTACAAGCCGTCATGGATTCAAATCATCAGGGAAGCGCTCAGGAAAGACAGCGAACAACGCGAGATTATAAATTTCAATCTACTTAGGTTATCCGAAGAATTGACCTTCGCTTTCACGGTCGAAGAAAACAAGATTATTCCCAATTACGTTTTCAAAAAAAATCCGATATCATATATTCAAATCGGACGGAAACGGTACCAAGGTCGCCGGTTTGAAAACGACGTTATCTGCCGAACCAACATCACCGCCCGTGAGTTCTCCGATTGTTTTGATATTTTCGCTTCTATGCAAGGCGAAATTGCTGACGCCGACCGCTTTGATTGCATCAACCAGATTTGCGCTATTCTTTTCCCGAAAACAAACGATTACACATCAAATCTCGTTTCGGCGCATAACGCTAAAATGCGCTACGTACATCCTGTTATCAAGTTTGGAGTTATCTTCTGGTTTACCGGAATCGTAAAATATTATACGGAACATCCGGTATATTCCCTGTTATTCAAAAGTGATAAACAACAGGACGAATCCGGAGAAAAAATCCGTCTGGGAATGAACGAAATCACGCTTACGCTCAAGAAAGAAGGTTACGGATCGCCGGAAACGATGAACCTGAACGACTATTTCGATGCGCAAATCAAATTCCTGAAAGATATGATTAACAAAGCGCTTGCCGATGGCGTCAAGCCCGAAAAGATTTCCGAAAAAACAGGAATTCCTTTATCAACAATTAAACAATTATCGTAATATGAATGAAGATTTTATTATCAAGCTATTCCGCTATTTTTCGCGGTTTGTTCCTGTCGATGTCTTGAAAGAAACAATGATTCAGCCCGACCGTTCCCGCCTTCCCGGATATTCCGAAATTCAGGCGGAAATTCTTGAGGACTCTGCCGATCCGCTTCAGAACGTTCGTATTCCGTTCATTGAAAAATTTATTTTATCTATTAACGAAAAATTTGTTTCCGAACGGATTAAAAACTCCAAAGGGTTTATCCTGTTCGTTGAATACGGAAATATCTCTGCCGATTTTCTGAAGGCAAACGGAGTGAAGGAATCCATTGCCGTTACCGTAGCGCATAATTTCAGCGACACCAACAATGACAATCTAAATGAAGTACTTTTGATGAATCGCTGTCTTGATATTTTGCTTATCATCCTCCGGCAGATGCTGGCAGACATGGGACAATTGGACTTTTGCTCGTCGATAGAACTGATTACCATGCCGGTTGATATTCAGGTAGTCGATCCGGCTTCATTCTACGGCTGTGGCGGTTGGTCGGCAATATTTCAAAATTCAACGACGATTACTTTATGACACTCCGGGAAAAACAGGATCAATTCATTGCCGATATGGAGATGTTTGATAATTGGACCGAAAAGTTTAATTATCTGATTTCCGAAAGCGATTATTTGCCACCGGTGTGTCCCGCCTACTTATTTCCATACAGGTTAATAAACTGTAGTAGTAATACATGTTTTAGAGCCCAACGCGAAGGAGATATTATTCGCGTCAATGGTTGGAGCAATTCACCCATTATGGGAGGTTTTTTATTGGAAGTAAAAAAAATTTTCAATTTTATAAATATTCATGAATTAGCTGATACAGAAATTGATTTTCATATAAAATCGGGATTATTCAGTAATCTTACTCCAATGCGGCAGGCGGCAGTAGAAGAAATCATTCGCCGGATAACTGTCCTTTATAATTAATCTATTTTCTATCAATTTTGCATAAAAAAACTATGGATTTTACTACAGTATTAAATGATTCGATTACAGCAATTATTGCTGCTGCTATTACTTTTTTTTCTACCTATTTTATGACAAAACGTAAATATCAGGCGGAAACAAAAAATATTGAATCTCAAAATACTCAATCGATTCTGAATATGTACAAAGAAGAAATAACCTACATGGAGAATCGATCAAAAAATAATGAGGAAAAAATAAAAGCGCTTGAGCAAAAAGTAGAGCAGTTGATTCAGGAAAATATTGCCTTAAAAGAGAAATTAACTGATTTTGAAAAGAAATACGGTAAGCAAATGAAAACGCATAAAAAAACGGAAAAAGATGGAACTAAACAAATCATTGTTGAAGGAATTCCTTCCTAACTCGAATGACAATAATCGCGAAAAATATATCCCATTTCTAAACAGATATATGAAGCATTATCGCATAAATAACGACAATCGAATAGCTGCCTTTATCGCTCAAATTGGACACGAAAGCGGACAGCTTAAATACAATCAGGAAATTGCATCCGGAAAGGCTTATGAAGGACGTAAAGATTTGGGAAACATTCAGGCGGGCGATGGCGTGAGATTCAAAGGGCGCGGATTGATTCAAATCACAGGAAGGTCAAATTATGAAAAAGCGGAAAAAGCTTTAGATATTGACTGCGTTAAATATCCCGAATTATTGGAACAACCTGAATGGGCCGTAAAATCTGCCTGCTGGTGGTGGCAATCTCATGGGTTAAACGAAATCGCAGATAATGGTGATTTTCGAATGATAACAAAGATCATTAATGGCGGGTATAACGGATGGGATGATCGCTATAAATTATGGTTAAATGCACAGAGTATAATTAAAAAATACAAAAATTAGCGTTATGAAAACTTATATTATTATCGGATTAATCATTACCTCTTTAATCGGAGCAGTATTATGGCAACAGGAACGCATCAAAGTGATAAGCGCCGAACGGACGATGTATCGACAAAACGTTAATACGCTAATGGATAAAATCGTATATTACCAAACGCAGGACAGTCTTAATGCTGTTTCAGTCGGGCAATTAGAATTGAAACTTTCTGAAGTCAATAAATACCGCTCCGACGACATGAAGCTGATCGAGACGCTCAAAGTAGATAAAAACCGTTTGCAAAAAATTACAACTACACAAACGCAAACTATTTACGAATTGGAAACACACGTTCGAGACAGCTTAATTTATATTGACAATTATATAACCGATACGTTAAAGTGCATAAATATAAAAGACAAGTGGTTTGACTTACATGGTTGCATCGACGCGAACTCTAAATTCGCAGGTAGATTCGAGAACCGCGATTCCTTATTATATGTCGAACATATTATACCCAAACGCTTCCTGTTTATCAAATGGGGTGTAAAGGAACGTCGGCAGGAGATTGTATCCCGGAATCCGCATACCCGAATCACAGGGGCTGAATATATAACAATAAGAAAATAATCGTATCTTTGCAAAAGTTTTTTTTGTCTGTGTGCCAGCAGTCAAAAACGATTATGATACTAAAGCAACGGGAGTAGGCGTGGCACCGCCGAAACTGTTGCTTGTTTTTTTTATTATGGATTTAAACGATAAAGAAATTGAATTTTTAAAAGAAATTGACGAAGCGGAACAAAGAGGTTTTCCAATAAGATTTGAACTTAACGATGACGAAAAGGTGAAACTCTATCTCTCAAAATACGGAGATATATGTGAAGGCATATACAATGCTCATTTAATTGAAGGAATTATTGCTTGTGGAACCGGTTTAACATTAACTCAAAAAGGGAGAGAGGAACTGCAAAAAGTGCTATTAAAAAAGGAAAAGGACTTGGAGCGAAAAACTTTGGAAAATGAAAAGAAAAAATCAAAAATTGTATTTATCCTAACTATTATTGGCGTTATTTTAGGAGTTATAGGTATTTATGTTACAATCCATTTTTCAAAGTAAGATATAATATTGTGAGAGACAGTAATAAGAAACAAATAGAAAGTAATAAACATAAATTGTTTAGCCGACTAACGCTCTTTTTTAAATACTCTATATTCATTTCTTTCTCATCCATAACTCATTTTTTCCTCAAAGGTAACATTTCTCAATAATATATGCAAAAAACAAAGTTTTATAGTAATAATTTTAAACAAACAACCGTAAAATTATTTTACGATTATAAAAATATTTTTGTTGTGTAAAAAAAATGTATTATTTTTGTATTTGTATTTATACTTTATGATGAGAAAAGAAATAGGTAAATGGTTTATGGATATAGCCAAATATGTAGCTACGGCTATTTTAATATCTTCTTTTTTGGGAAGTTTTGAACATAAATGGGCTGTATATTCGGTTGGAGCTGTTATTGTTACAGTTGGTTTTTTGTTAGGATTGTATTTTATTAACGATAAAAAAGATAAATAATTATGGAAGCAATTATTGTAGGTTCAGTTTTTTGCGCTTTTGCTTTAGCATTATATGCTTTTGACCATACAAAAGCGGGAAAGAAATTTTTTAGTGAACAATAAATTTCTTACAGTTAATGGAACGTATTTATTTTATTTCATTAGGAGTATGTGGATTAGGAGTCTTTATTTACGCTCTTATTGGCATATTCCGTATGAAGCATTTGAAAAAATAAGAGTAATAATCAAATGCCAATTTCTTAATCCCGCAAAAAAATTGCGGGATTTTTTTGTAGTATCAAAAACTTCTCTTATCTTTGCATCGCAAAATTAATTTATGAGAGCGACTGAAATGTCGCCCGAATCAAGGGCTTTTTTATTGCCCATATATATTGCGGCTGTATTATTTCCGTTTTTTTAGAGTTCGCTCTCAAGAAATTAGTTTTGCGACGGGAAATGTACAGCCGTTTTTTTCTGTACTAATTGCAAAACTGATTTCAATAATGAAAAAGAAAAACAACGCAGTTCAAGCGACTGCACCGGCGCTGATCGGCGCCGTCGATCCGGTTGCGGATTTCATCAACAAATTGCCAAGGACCGCCCATGTATTGGGTTGCAAAGGTTCGCGTACTGCCGGTAAATCGGAAATCTATGTGTATTATTCTTACGATGGTAAAACAGTTTATTCAACCGTTAGTTGGGAAGGAGGCGCGCTATGAATGCAAATCCTGAACAACAATTATCAGTATCCCGTGTTTTAACTTACAACAATGAAGGAGAAATTATTGTAAGATTTAACATTAACCTGTATCAGCAAGAAATAAAAGGTATTTCTATCAATTCAGCAAAATTTATTTGTAAAAAATTAACCGAATTTTTACAGGAAGGAGGCTATCATGAATGTCAACCTGACTCCTGATGCTATACAGGCATTCAACGAAATTCAATCATCCCCGCTGTGTGCCTCGATGATAGAAGATGCCGAAGATTTCATTATCGAAAATTTCGATAATGAAAGTTTGTCGAAACAGGCGCTTGATTGCATTAGAGGTCTGAGGATCATTCGTCGTTTACTCGAAAAAATCTACGTAAAAGATGAACAATAAAGAAAAAACAGTTATTTTTGTGGTATGTTTTGGATAATATTTTTCATAGTAGTGTTTTTTGTTTGGCCCGCATGGCTATTCATCAAATTAGCGAGATACGGTCAGGGATTCTTGCGCCCGAATTTTGAGCGCATGCAAAGAAAAATTGAAGAATGGTCGCATTTTACGACTGACGGTTTTTTTGCATATAATCGTCCGGGAGGAAAGATGTTTTATTATTTTCTTCTATTTTATTTAGTAGGGATTGTTTTAGGAATTATCATTTATATCCTCGTTCATTGAACGGGGATTTTTTTTGTCCTTTATCTTTACCAACTCTTATCTTATTTTCGCTGCACAATCAATGCAGCAATGATTACAGAAAATGCTATAAAAACGACTTTCATCGTAAACGAACTCAGGCGTCAAACCGATTTGATGTATAAACGTCTGCTCGATCGTTTTACCGGTAAACTTCATTCCAAGTCGGGCGATACGGCAAAGTCCCTGTCAAGTCCGAACTACACCATTATGGCATCCGGAGAAAAGTTTCAAGTCGTTGCCTACGTTACTAAGCAGCTCCGCTTTCAGGATATGGGCGTCAGAACCGTATATACCAGACCGATGCACGCCATGATGTACCGAAACGTCCGCGAAAATCTTCAATATGGATTGACGGAAGAAATACGAGAAAAGATTATTAACGAACTAAGTCAATCAATAGAATCTTAACCATGGCCGGAAAATTAAAAGACGATCAGATACGAATAATACTCGACGTGGATGCCAAAGGCGTTCAAGCTACTTTGCAACAGATTACCGCATCAACCTTGCGCTATTCTGAAGCAAACAAGCAAATGAAATCGGAAATGAAGGACGCCGAAGCGCAAATGAAGTCGGCAGAAAAAACGATGAAAGAGCTTGAGAAAGCCGGAAAAACTTATACCGCCGCTTATGCCGAAGCAAAAGCAACCATAGAAGCTGTAAAAGGAGAAATCGCCGATTACAAGCAAAAAATTGAAGCCAATACCAAAGCCATTTCCGAAAATGATAAGCAGACAAAAGAGATAATCAAAACTATGAATATTCAGGACATGACCATGTCGCAACTGAAACAGCGGGCCGGCGAGTTGTCGGCGCAACTGAGCAATACTTCAGCATCTCTTTCACCGGAAGCATATAAAAAATTGCAAGATGAACTATCGCAGGTAACAGATAGGATGGGGGTCGTTCAAAATGTCAATAAAAATTTAATGGATCAGTTTTCTTCTATTCCCGGACCCGTTGGGGGTGCAGCGCAAGCTGTAAAAGGATTCGGAGAAGGTTTGAAAATGTTATTGGCAAATCCTGTAGTCGCTGTTATTGCTGCAATAGTCGGCATTTTCATGGCGCTAAAAGAAGCAATTTCCCAAAATGGAGAAGCGATGAACAAACTCAATCAGCTTCTTGCACCATTTAGAGAAGGTTTTGAAATGCTGATGACAGCGCTTGGAAAATTAGCAGATTTAATAATGAACGTGCTAATAAAGGCATTCGACGGTTTAATGAAAGGTATATCTGCTACGATGAAATTTTTTGGAATGAGTACTGATGCTATCGATAATTTCAACCAAAAAGTTAAAGAATCAATAGAACTTGCAAAAGAACAACAACAATTAGAACGTGATGCACAGGCAGATATCATTAAAAATGCAGATGATCAACAAAAAATAGCTGAACTAAGAAATAAATCGAGACAAAAAGATAAATTTTCTGCACAGGAAAGGTTAAAAATGATTGATGAAGCGGATAAATTAGAGAAAGAAGTTTCCAACAGAAATGTAAAAAGAACTACTGACGACTTAAATTTCAAGATTAAAAAATATCAGCTTGAAGGGAAAATTGCAAAAGACCTTTCAGCCGATAAAATAAAGATGATGCTTGAGGAAGGGAAAATATTGGGAACGTTGACTGAGGATCAAAGAAAGGAATTAGTCGGTTTATATGCTGCCGTTACGAATGCTTCTGCCGAATATTTCCAAACCACGCAAAGATTGCAATCTCAACGAGTAAGCGCTATTAACGAAATAAACAGTCAAGCTGCCGCCGCCGCCAAAGAAGCCCTCCAGAAACGCATCCAAGCCGAAGATGATGCCCTCAATCAACAAATCAACGACCAAAAAGAAGCCCGTCTGAAAGGATTAATCACCGAAAAACAATACAATCAGGAAGTTGAAAAGCTTACGCAACAAAGCCTTGAGAAAAAACTCGCCATCAAAGGTCAGGAAAAAGACAAATATATTCAGTTACAGGGACAAATTCTGGATTCTCAAATCAAGCAGCAAACAGAAGCCGACAATGATTTACTCGACGTATTGACCAAAGCCAATGAAGAGCAATTGAAACTCATCGAGTCGGCCAGAAATACCAAACTTGCCCAACTCCAGGATACCGAAACCGACCAGAAAATCTATGCGCTGCGGGCTGCCGAAGTCGAAGCGAAAGCGGCAAAAGCCCGTGAAGAAGTTATTAAGTCTTTCGGAGAAACATTAAAAACCGCCGAATTTAATAATGCAAAAATCCGCGAAGATGCCATAGAGAAAAACGGGAAAGCAATTACTGATGCCGAATCTAAAACTTTAGACGAACAGGAAAAGCTCCACAAACTTTTCGCTAAAACTACTGCCGATTTTGAACGACAGTACAATATCAAAACATGGGAACAACGCAAAAAGGATGAACTTGATATTCTTCAAAAACAATATGATGCCGGTCTTTTATCGTTAGAAACAAAAAAACTTGCCGAAATTGCTATTGAAAAAAAATATGAAGATGAAAAACTGAAAATCCGGCAACAATACGGTATATCGAATCTTGCGGAACAGTACAATGCCGAACTTGCTTTATTAGAAGATAATCATGCAAAGGGACTGCTTTCAGAAGAGGAATACCAGCAGGCGTTATTAAATCTCAAACTAAAATATGCCGAGCAATATGCCCAAAAAGTTGGCGAATTTGCCAAACTTGGTTCAGATATAGTCAAAGGACTTGAGGAAGCGCAAACGGCACAGATAGGAGCCGAATACCAAAAACGGCAATCCGCTCTAACCGAACAATACAATCAAGGAATCATTTCCCAAGAAGATTACAACAAGCAAAAAGAGCAACTCGATTACGAGCAACGGGTTGCTGAACTTGAAACGCAAAAGAAATACGCCGATGCGAATTTTGCTATGCAAGTGGCGCAAATAATTGCCACTACTGCCATGGCAGCCATGCAAGCATTTTCGGCAATGGCAGCTATTCCAATTGTAGGTCCTGTACTTGGAGGTATTGCAGCAGCGGCAGCAATAGCTGCCGGCGCCTTACAGGTTATAAAAGCCAAAGCAGAGCGCGACCGGGTAAAAGCCATTACACTCGAAGCGCCGGGCGGCGGAAGTTCATCAGCTCCACAAACCGGAACAATACAACTGAAGGAAGGTCTCGCCGAAGGCGGTCCAAATATGTCGGATGGCGGTTTCACTACTCCCGGACCAAAATACCAAACAGCCGGCACTCTCCCTGTTCATCACGGCGAATATGTCATCGCCAGCGACGAACTGAAACATCCGGCTATCATGGATATGGCACGCTCGATAGAACAAACGCGCCTGAAAAGAATAGGAAAACGTTCCGGTATCGGATTCGCTGAAGGAGGAAGCAATGCGCCCGGAGTAGATAGCGAAATAATCGCCGCCAATGGAGAAGTGATGTTCAAAATGTTGCAAATACTTAATCGACTTGAAAACGGCGATATCGTAGTTTCTACCAATTATGGCATCACTGAAATGGAAGCCGAACAAAAACGTAAACAGGAAGCAGAAGCTAAATTTAAGAAATGAGCATTATAATACGAAAATACGAGGGTGGTGAAATATTTGATTTACCGGAAAATTATGTAATTGAAGGTGAAAAAAATAATCCTTTCTTTAATCAGAAAGGAAGTCAAACGGTACCGATATCTTTTCCTACAACTATAAAAAACAATCGTTTATTGAAATTTCCTTTCAAATTAGACAAAACCAATCGGAATGAAGATACAATCAGAGTTTTAGTTGAAACCGGTTCCTCACATCAACGCGGATTATTATCGGTTAATTCTTCCGGTGAAAAAATCATTTCCGCAAATATTGGATTTGATGAATCGGAAATGTATGCTCAATTTAGCAACTTGCAATTGAGAAGTATTCCAGGACTTCCGGTACTGGATTTTGGAGGATCAAACGTCAGCGAAAAAGTAGATTCTATGATGGCACATTTATCGTCAGTCATGAAGCAACAGATTGATACGGAGTATTATATTTTTCCAATACTTTTACATCATGAATCAGTAGAAAGCGAAGATGATTCAGGGAATAAAAATTACAAAGACTACTATGAAATTTTGAACGAAGTTGATATTACGTTGGACATAAACAATCTACCCAATGGCAAAATAGCAGAATTAAAAGCTTTATCAAATCGTTCAATAATCAGATATGAAAACGCCGGAGAAATACAATATCAAGTTCCTAAAGGTTATGGTGTTTCGCCATTCATTAAAGTATATCGTATTTTGGAACTCATTTTCAAAAATTATGGATTTGAGGTAAGCGAAAATCCATTTAAAAACCATCGGCAATTAAAGAAATTAGTTGTATTGAATAATACAATGGATGCGGTTATGACCGGTGTGCTTAAATATGGTGATTTAATGCCAGATATTACAATTCAAGAATTTTTAGATGGTTTATATGCCAAATTTGGAATGCTTTATTTTTTAGATTCAAGTTCAAAAACTGTAAGAATAACATTCTTGAAAGATATGTTTTCTTTGAAAAATACTGAAAGTATTAATTTAGAACGATTTAAAACAAATAATTTTTCAATTGCTTTCTCTGGTCCAAAACAGATACGATTAAAAATGAATCGTGAACTTGAATCGGCAAGCGTACTTTACAATACATACGAAGAATTTTTAGAGAAGTTTTTGAAACAATTCGATGAAATAGGGTCCGGTTCGCAAAGTCCTGACGGAATTATCTCGCAAATATTTAATCCTACCATGTCCATATACGGGATAATAAATGTTTTTGACCAAAATGCATCAACTTTATATTCCTCAGAATTTTTTGACTGGGATAAAAAAACTTCCGGGGTTGAATATCAAGAAGTCGAGATGAAAGATATGTGTTTACCGCTTTTTTCTTATTCTTATATGAATTTTCTTTTTTATAATATAGGATTTAAACACCTATATTCTGAAATAATAGTTGCTGGAAAAATGCAAGATAACATAGCCAATCCGGCGAAATTGGCATTTGCATTTGCTTGGGGATTAACTACTCCGGTCTCAATCACACAATTTAAATATTTCTATGCATCTCAGTATAACAGAGATGAAGCCGGAAATTTCATATTTGATTCTTTAACAGAACAAAAATTCGATATTTCTTTGACTTGTAACCGGGAAGATGGATTATTTAATCGCTTCTGGAAAGAATATGATGCTTTTTTAAGACATTCTAATCAGGAAGTTACAGGTAATCTTCATTTATCTGATTTAGATATTATAAATATGAAATTCGATAAAAAGGTGATTATCGATAATCAACCTTTTGTAATAAAGCAAATCAAATATAAGTTGAATCAACCCGGAAATATATCGGAATGTACATTGAGAACACTTCGCCTGTATGAACCAAACAACTTACAGGAAGAACAATCCATTGTAAAATATGATCGCCCAAAATATTATTGGAAATTTGCAAGTGTTTCCGATATTCCGGTTCCAGAACCAGGGACATACACAAGATGGAATAGAATCGAAAATTTGTACTTCATCGTAAATGGAGTTCAAATTCCAAAAACAAACGTTTCATTCCTTTTACCAACTGAGGAACAATTTTTAGCAAACGAAACAAGAATTTATAAGTATAAAACTCAGTATTTTCAGAAAGTTCTATTAATTAATGAAATTCTTATAGCAACAATAACAACAACCGTAACATATTCTCCGGAAAAAATTATTTATCCTGATTAGTGTCCTTTGAGTTGCTTTTAATTTTTCTTAATTTTGAATAAAAAAATGGCAGTTACGATCATTAAATCTCCAAATAAGTACAGTTTTGTTGGTAATTCAATCGCTTTTGAATTACAAACTGATTCATCGGATTTTGTGAAAATGGAAATAAAAGTAGGAGAAAATACCTACTCAGCAACGTATTATTCTTATAATACGGGCGATAATCAATTTGTCATTCATGCTGACATTTCAGATTATCTAAAAATCGAGACAGAAATTGTTATTCCGGAAGACGAAATAATTACTCCAATCTCTCATTTTAACTTGCCTTATCAAGTTGATATTTTTGATGAAGAAAATAATTTGGTTTCTCAATTTATAGGTATAGCTTTTCAAGGCGGAATTCCAAATAGCTCCTTTAGAACCTTATATGAAAATGAAATGGATATTTTCAAATACAGGTTAGCATCGTTTAGCGAGCAATTTTTATTTACAACTCGTACAAATGGAAAAGAAATCAAAGTGAAGGAAACTGAACTTTTCCCATTCATCTTTATTTCTCTCGGCATGTCAATCGTTTTCCAATCCGAAACAGGCGATCAAATCGCATCTCCGGCGCAACCTGCCGGAAGCATTTGCGCTATGGACATTAAAAAAGTTTTATCGCAAATGCCGGAAGGTACCAAACAAATAGATATAATGATCAATGGGAAATCCTCATTTAGTTTCAAAATACTTCCCGGAAAGTTATCGGAAGAAAGATATCTGTTAAAATTCAAAAATTCATTGGGCGCTTTTGAAATATTGGAAGTAACCGGTCGGGCAATGCACGCTCCTGAGTTTTCAGACGAAAGCCTTTGGGAAACTATCAACGATTTAAATTTTTATGAGGAACGCCGAGAACGTGTTAAAAGCAAAGGAATAATCGAAGTTGAAACCGGATATAAGGAACGTCGCGAATTTCCATTTATCCTTGATTTAATAAAAAGCGATGAAATTTACTTTATCTATCCGGATGGCGAATCGTTCCGTTGCCATGTGAAGGCTGACAACGCCCAGTTCCGGCACTTGATGACAGAACCAACTTCGATAAATTTGAAAATACGAGAAGTTATTGATGAAGAATTTATTAATCCAGACAAATTTAAATTTTTAATACTTCCACCTAATTATATTGAATTGAAAGTTGATTCATCAATAAATCAGATATTCTCTTTTGCTTCTCCGAAAAATATAACTTTCATTGATTGGGGAGATGGAACAATCGAAGAAGTTTCACCAGCATCCGGTAGCCTCGTTTCTCACACCTTTTCGGAAAATAATGTTTTTAATGTTAAGATTTACACGGATAGTAGCGAAATTCTTACTATTAATTTTTTAGGACAAGCTGCTCTTCCGGTTAGTGATTCACGAAAGATGCTGAAAACTATTGATTTTAATCATTCTAATATTTCAGGATTTGGCGATTATATTTTTACGCAATGTACCAATTTAGCAAAAATATATGCCTCAAACAAAATTACAAAGATAGGCGTACAAGCATTTGCTTATTGCTCCGCTATTAATTTATTCAGTGTAGACTTATCTAATGTGATATTCATTGGTTATGCGGCATTTTATGGCGCATTTGCTTCTGGTTCAGCCCAATCATTAAATTTCAGCAATCCAAATGTAGTATTTGACCCACAAAAACCGCAATCCTATGTTGGATTTTTTGAAAGTTCAAAAGTTGGCAGCGTAACAATAAATCATGATTCCATAGCTAACAAGAATAATTATACTGTACCACAAAATTTTATAAAAAACACTTCTGAAATTACTCTTATATCTTTAGGAGAAGTTCACGACATAGGTGGGAGCGCTTTTAATTCAACACCGGCGCTCACGACATTTGATGTTGATGTTACAAAAGTATCTCAGGTTGGAAATCTCGCTTTTAACACATCGTTTGCATCCGGTTCTCATGTATCTTTAACGTTTAGCAACGATAGTCTTACATTTGTTGGTGCAGATTGTTTTAAAAACTCTAATGTTTGGAAATTAGTTATTAATCCAAACGTAGTATTAAATATGCCAAACGGTTTTATTTGCGGTTGTAAAAATTTGGTTACATTGCATGTTGGTAAGGTTACCAGCATCGGAATGAATGCGATGTCAGATTTAAATAGTTTATCCGATTTTATAATTGATTTATCTAATTGCACTTATTTGGGTCCTGCTTCATTTATTAATTCTTTTCCAACCGACAGTGGAATAACATTAGATTTTTCAAATCCTAATTTAACCTGGTACCAAGGATATATGTACGGAATATTCCAAAATTGCGGAGCGCAAAAAATAAAACTTCCTTCTGCTTCAACCGAAACATTAGAAAATAATATGTTCTCGAATGTAAGAGCGAGAGAAATAAATCTCAACAGTCCGACAAATATTGGAACGTCAAATTTACTTAGTACAACACTCAACATATTGAGAGTTTTTGCGACTGTTCCGCCGGTATTAGCTGGAACTCCAATCAGTATCCCAAATATTCAGCAAATTCATATACCGGTTGGGACAAAATCAGCGTATGAGAGCGCTACTTATTGGACGCAATGGCAAGGAAAATTTATTGATGATTTATAAAATATGAAAACAGAAATAAAAACAGCTCCTAACGGTAAAAATTACACGGTGGTTACATCGGATAACGACACAGTGCTAATGGATTCTTACAGCGGCACAAGTCTCGGAAGTGAAGTTGCTATCGGTATTGATTACCGAGACAGGAAAACGGGCGCAGTATTAAAAACTCCAATTACTTTGAAGCCAGCTGATATTGTCCAAGCTATCGACTACGAATATGCGGCCGAAGACACCAATCACGTCTTTAACGCTGGCGATTTGGTTTTGAGAGACGGAAATATCTACAAGGTAAAATTGACTCATTTCGGCTATCAGGAAACAGCGGATAATTTTAATACGTTTTATCAATTAGTCATAAGTTTGAAAGATGCCGAAAGTGGAGTTGTTCCTGACTTTATTCAGCCGACTGGCGCTCACGACGCTTACAAAAAAGGAGACAAGGTAACTTTTAACGGGAAAGTTTGGGAAAGTTTGATTGACAGCAATGTCTGGTCACCTACCGCTTATCCGGCTGGGTGGAAATTAATTAATTAAAATTCGCATTGAAATTTGTCTATTAAAGGATTTGCTTTAGCAATATCATGAGGAGTATAGGTATCTGTAATTAAAATAGACGAATGTCTTGCCTGATCCCGCACACTTAATATATCCGTATTAGCCCGAAGCATCATTGTAACTCCGGTATCTTTCAACGAATAAAACTTATATTTATCTGAAAGTTTCAATGGTTTACGTACATGATGTTGCCAGAAATCCCGGAACTGTTTTTCATTTTGGTAATCCTCTCCCGGTTGTAACTTTTTTGAAAATAAATAATAATCTCCCGGATAATCGAATGTGTGTAAATCTACCATTAAGTGAATAATTTTCGTCGGTAGTGTTATAGGAGCTGTACGCCTGTTTTTGCTTTGATCACTTTTTATTATTATTGTTCGATTTTTCAGGTTAATATCTTTAATTTTAAGGCGGCTCATTTCCTTTGGACGAATAAAACAGTAGAACAATATATAGGTGGCTAAAAGGAAATGTTTATTTTTTTCTTCGATTATTTTTTTTGTTTTCATTAAAATATCCTCCGGTAAATATTCCCGTTCTTTTTTCTTAGTCCACTTACTAAAAGATTCTATTCCATCAGTTGGTTTTTCTTTCGTATATCCGTGCTGTAATAAGAAGTCGGAAAACGATTTTAACCATCCTAAATAATTATCACGCGTCTGAGCTGAATTTTTCCTGTCAATGTAAACAAATTCAAGATAATCTATAATATATTGTTTATCAAATTGATAGATATAAATAATTGAATTTTTCAAATCCTCATTGTATTTTTTCAAATTCCGAAGATAGGACATGTACGATGTGTATGTATCAGGTCGATACATACCTTCGTCGGCCTTTTTCGTTATCAGTTTATCATAATGATTGCAAACATCAATAAAAGTAGAATAGCTTTTGCTGTTTTCTGTATTTATCCAAGGATTCCAACCTCTGCGAAGTTTATCATAAACTCGAATTATTAAGTCATTGGCAAACTTTCTTCGTTCTGTTTTGTTTTGGATATGATTAAGTTTTATCCGTTTTCTTCGTTGCGCCTGTAATACCGGATCGTATGAATACCATCCGACATACCACTCTTTTCCTACATACAATCGAGGGGGAGTGTATGCAATAACTTGAGCAAGTTCGGAATTTTTTTGTTTTTTAAGCATTTTTTTTCTTACCCTAAACTTAGCGTCTATGGCAAGAAAATGATAAAATTACATCTGTCTCGTTTCTGTCCCGATGAAAATTGGGCGACCTCTTTATTTATTTGAATAAAAGGTAGTTATATTAAAATTGTCGAGATAGGGCGACTTGAACGCCCGGCCTCCACGTCCCGAACGTGGCGCGCTACCAACTGCGCTATATCTCGCTTTAGCGGTGCAAAAGTACAAAAAATTTGGATAACTGCAAATAATTGAATTATTTTTTATTGTATTCTGCGATAGTTGGCGGGGACGGTTTTCGAACCAAAGTCGTACCTTCCTCGTTTGACATTGTGATAGTTTTAATTTATCCAAATAATTTACTCCTTATAATTATCTCATACGTTTTTCTTATTTGTTAAAGCGGTAAAATTTATAAATTTCTAAAAAATATATTCATAAAATTTTGTTCGTATTGTTTTTTTTATTACCTTTGTGTCCGCTTTCCGATTTTTTGGAGGCATAGAAAAAGCGATCTTTGAACATATTTCCATAAATTACGCAGTACAAAAAAAGAAAGAAAAGACGAAGTCAATTAAGGAAAACCCCCGAGTCAAGGAAATTAAAAAGAAAAAACAAATTAAGGAAGAAG